TTTGATGAAGTATATCAATTGGCTGCCGACATGGGTGGTGCAGGTTATATCAATACGAATCTGTATGACGCAGATGTAATGCACAATAGCGCAACGATTAATTTAAATGTGCTTCATAAATGCAAAGAGATGAACATCAAAAAAGTATTTTTCAGTAGTAGTGCATGTGTATACAATGAAGAATTACAATCAACAAATGTAAATCCTGATTGTAGAGAATCAAGTGCATATCCAGCACATCCCGATTCTGAATATGGATGGGAGAAGTTATTCTCCGAAAGACTGTTTCATGCATACAATCGTCAACATGGTATGCAAAACAAAGTTGCTAGATTTCATAATATCTTTGGACCATATGGCACATGGGATGGAGGTAAAGAGAAGTTTCCAGCCGCAGTTTGCAGAAAGATTGCAAAAGCGAATGATGGTGATGAAATTGAAATTTGGGGTGACGGCGAACAAACTAGAAGTTTTCTATACATTGATGATTGCATTGAAGGTATTAGACACTTAATGAACAGTGAAACGTTTCATGGTCCAGTTAACATTGGCGCAGATCAAATGATTAGCATTAATGATACAGTTGATCTTGTTGCACAAATTGCAGGTAAGACAATTCGCAAGAAACACATTGATGGTCCAACAGGTGTGCGTGGGCGTAACAGTAACAATGAGTTGATAGAAGAAAAATTAAATTGGCGCCCAAGTCAAAATCTGAAAGAGGGACTAAAAGAAACTTATCGATGGATTAATTTTCAGGTTGAAAATGGAGAACGAATAGAATGAAACGTACTATATTATTTGTCACACAGACTTTAGGATTTAAAGCCGCTTGTGGTATAGGATTGATGGGTGATGTTACGGGTAAAGTATTACTTGAACATCCAGAATTTAATTTCAAGATGATTTACGCAGACGATATGAATACAGTAGAAGACGCAATTCTATCGTTAAGTCCTGAAGCAATCGTTTATAACTATGCACCAGGAACAACTCCATGGATGGATCATCCACATTTGAGAAATGTATTTCCACACATTAAACATCTACGAATCATGCACGACATGAGCCAATCAATTGCAGATTCATACTCGCCTAGATCCAATCATGGTTGGGAATACATTATTGCAGATGATCCTAGCGTAAAAGAAACGCAATATGTGTTCACAACAAATCGTTTGCTTCCAGGAAAACCAACAGTATCATACGTTGAGCCCGAGAAACCAATCATCGGATTTCAAGGGTTTGGTCCACCACACAAAGGCATTGCTAGACTAGCGCACAAAGTACAAGAAGAATTTGATGAAGCAACATTGAGACTTCACATTCCTTTTGGATTCTATGAAGATCAGATTCATGGACGTAAAGGAAGTAATGCACTTGCAAGAGCGGAAGAAGTTAAACGCATTATCACAAAACCAGGAATTGATGTTATCATCACACATGATCTATTAGACACTCAACAGATTATTGACTTGTTAGCGCAAAACACGATTAACTGTTACTTCTATGATTATCTAGATGGATGTGGACTTGCAAGCAGTCCAGACTATGCATTAGCGTCAGGACGCCCTATCGCAGTAACACGCAGTCATCAGATGCGAAACTATTGGGACTTAGAACCTAGCGTTTTAATTGAAAATAGTAGCATCAAGCAAATCATTGCAAATGGTACTGCACCTCTAGAACCTCTGTATAAAGCATACAGCAAGGAAAGCGTTTGGCAAGATTATTCAAGAATTCTTAATAGATTGCTAAATAAGTAACCCACTAAACATTTGTGGGTATTTTACACAACTCATTACACACACAGGAGGAAATATGAGTAAAACACCGTTTGAAATTCGCCTTGAGATTCTCGATATGGCGAAAGGCATCGTAATGGAAGACTATTACGCAAAGCAAAATTGGACTAGAGAGAAATGGGAGTTTGAGTCAAGTGCCGCAAGAGACACAGGCAGTGCTATACCAAACAGACCAGAGAATCCTCAGTTCCCAACTTCAGAAGACATACTGAAGAAAGCAAAAGAATTAAAAGCGTTTATCGATAACGCATAATTAGTTTGCAGGAGGGGTACAATGTATCCCTCCGTTCAAAAAGAAAGGAAAAATATGAGAGCATTACTAGCAGTAATATTTTTAGCATTATTGTCGATCACATCTCTATCACACGCATCGGCATCATTACCAACACTTAAAGAATTATCAGAAGCATCATCCGCACCAAAAGATTCAAGTAAAGCAGACTTGTATTGGATGGCAATGAACATCTATCACGAAGCTGGCAATCAACCACTTATTGGCAAAATTGCAGTAGGCGTAGTGACACTAAACAGATTACATGATAAACGTTATCCAAAAAACATTCGTGATGTTGTCACGGAGCCACAACAGTTTTCTTGGTACAACACCAAAAATGCAAACACACCACCTGCCAACAACAGTCGTTGGAGAGAATCATATGAAGTGGCAAAACTTCTATTGACAAAAGCAATAGGTAGTGATATAATTAAACTCTTAGAGGGCGCAACACACTTTCATGCAATTGGTGTTAAACCAGAATGGATCAACAAAGTGCATAGAATTGCACAAATTGAAGGCCATATTTTTTATAGATAGTAATTAAAGGAAATTTTGTAATGAATATTATGAAGACTGAACTTAAAGTGAGATCACATCAGCGTAAGAATGGATATCCATCTTACTACTATGCGTCTGAAAGCGAAATGACTAATTCAAATTTTCGTACAGCAAAACCAGCAAAGGTGCAAACACAATTTGGCTACTACAAAAACGGTAGAATTACATCGGTACGATTCTATGAATCTTAAAATTCTGACTCAGAAAGAATTTGAAACCGAAATCAAAAAGATTCAATTTGATAGGCATCCAATTACAATGATTGATGCTATCATTGAATACTGTACTATCAAAAACATTGAAGTTGAAACTGCGGCATCTTTAGTTACACCTCGCATGAAGTCTTCTATTGAAGGTGAAGCGATGAAATTAAAGATGATTGCACCGAAAGCTAGATTACCCATTGAGGTCGAAGACTGATGAAGATGGATGCTATAGACGCATACAAAGTTTATTTAGGAGTTAAAAATCATTTTACGTTAGACAGTTACGATTGGTTCAAGTACAACAAGAAAGTCAATGTCACATACGATTCTTTTTTGAAACGTAAAGACAAAATCTTTTTTGCTAAACTTGGCAATCGTAAAGATGCTTACTTAGAAGAGTTTTTAGTTTCTAATTTTATGCACGACACGAAAATGTGGGTCGGTGAACTTCTGTCTGAAGAGTGTGAAGACCGCTACAAAGAATGGAAACGTAGGCAAGAATCGTTGACGTATGTATTTAAGAATGAGATGGATTTTATCTCTGGTTGGACAGCCAACGAATTGAATGAATTTTTTGATGCGAAAGGTGGAGATCATCCACCAATCATAAAGAAATATTTAAGGAAAGAAATCAGTCTGGAGACATTGGCAATATTGAATTCACTATTGCATTTTGTCAAACGATATGATACAATGATACATGATCCAATCTACAAAGAGGTAAGCAAACTATGCAAAAAGTACCAGCCCTTTTTAAATTACGATACGGCACGGATGAAAAAGTCACTCAGAGAGTTAGTAGTGGCGTAGTGGCAGTAATGAGTAAACCCAAGAAGGTTTGCCGTCTATTGTCACAAAAAGAGAATTGTGATAGACTATATACTATAGTAGATTATGATAAAAGTGGACAAGCAAAACATACATTTAATACTTAACATACAAGGAAATACTAATATGGCATCAACATCATTTGCAGATTTGAAAAAGTCACGCACCAAAGATTTGGAAAAACTCACAGACGCAGTTTCCAAACTCACAAACAAAGAAGAAGGTAAGAAGTCTTATGAAGACCTTCGCTTCTGGAAACCCACAGTAGACAAAGCAGGCAACGGATTCGCAACGATTCGTTTTCTTCCCGCACCCTCAGGCGAAGATGTGCCTTGGGTTCAAATATTTCAGCACTCATTTCAAGGTCCTGGTGGATGGTACATTGAAAATTCGTTGACTACACTCAACAAAA